CCATTAACGCCCTTTGATTCAAAATAACTCTGTGAGTATGTTAGACTCGGATCTTCTTTAGTTATCTCTTTATATAGAGTCGTTGAACCATGGCACGTTACTTTGTTATCAGTATAAATTGAGTGACCAATGGCAAATAGAACTGGCGCAACGAAAAAAAGAAGAATCCATATGATCTCCTTGTCCCAAAGCTTGCTCATACGGCAATAGTAGCATAGCTTGACAAACAATGTTGCAAATGTTACAATGCGAAAATGAAGCTGACTCGTAAAAGAGTTATAATCCTATCTGTTGCGGCGGTTATTTTCCTTATTAGTAATGCGTTCGCATTCATGGTAGGGTATACAGTCGCATTTAATAAAGAATCAAATATTGATCCTGAGGCATCGAGCTCAGTTGCTCCTGAGCAAGTCACCTCTGCTACCTTATACGAATACACGAATAAAGAACGCATCAACGCGGGTGTCCCAGTATTAAACTATAATCCTCGCCTCGAGGAGTCGGCACTTTCCAAATGTCAGGACATGGCAAATAGGGACTATTGGAGCCATGTTGCGCCAGACGGAACTGAGCCGTGGGTGTTCATTCAAAGTCAGAAAATTACCTACACTGAAGCAGGGGAGAATCAGGCATATGGCTATACCAAGTCTGCAGATGTCGTCGGAGGATGGATGACAAGCCCAGGTCATAAAGCAAATCTCCTTTCGACAAAATATGATGATGTTGGTTTCGGGGTATGTACATCGGATAACTTTCAAGGGCATGGAAAACAAACCATCGTTGTCCAGCACTTCATTAAGCGATAACGTGTTATAATAAGTACTAGCAAATACTACATAAAGTGCATCTGACTATGGTAGCCAATGTGCAGTAGTTATCTCTTGTAGACATAAGGCGGATTGATCACCTCCGGACTGTCGCGGTACAGTATTTTCGACCAGCCTAGTGCATCTGACGGGTACAGGAAAAGACTACCTCTCTATAAATCTATTGAGGTATTTTTTCTATGGCCGCATTTTCTCAGCCGCCCCAAAATGTAACGAACCAGAACCGCTCTAACAAAAATCCTAACGATCCTAAACGCCAGGGATTTGGCAACGCTGTCGGCGATCTTCTAGGTTTTGACCCTACTCCAGGATTTAACATATCCAACCCATTCCGTAATAATGGCTCATCACAAACAGGTGGAGCGACCAAGCCTCAGGTTCAGGGCATGGACACTAGTCCTGACGGCAATCCAGAAACGCCTGTACTTCTCAATAATGGTGCAGGTGGCTCTGGCGGCGGAGCCGACGCGCAAATGGCTCGCCTCCAAATAGAACAGGGACTAGGTTCTGCCAATGACGCATTGGGCCGGCTTGATTCACAACTAGGCATCGGCCTTGGGAACATTGCTCGGGAATACGACAGTGCATTTGGTCGCCTATCAGGACAGCGCCAAGCCGCCTTGAGAGATAACGAGACTGCCACAAATAACCAACTAGGAGAATATGACAATACTCGCTCAGCCAATAACCAGAACGCTCGCAACCTCCTATTCGGCACCCGCCGACTTCTTGGGCAAGCAGGTGCAGGTGGTGGCTCTGCTGATATGTACGCTGCCCCCCTTGCTGCCCAGAATGAGGCAGCAAATGCTAACGCCACCGCCCAGAACGTAAACTCGCGTAACCTCGGTGCCTTAATGACGGCCCGCGACGATAATGAAAGGAACTTTGAGAACAGCTTCGCAGACCTCGCTGTGAAGCGCCGTACTGGTGAGGACGACTACCGGGGTAAGGTAGAGGCCTCCCGCGCAGACCTACTGAGTAACATCGCCCAACTAACAGGGCAACAGCGCATCGCACAGGGCGGCAGCTATCAGGACGCTATGGCCGTTGCCCGTCCTATCAGTGACCGCGTTAGTAGCATCTTGAACACCATAAACGGCCTGTCTTCTCGCACCGCGGCACTCAATCCTCAGAACGTTAACCTTGCCCGCCCTGACCTCGCACAGTACGGCATCCAGCGCTATGACGCTCCAGCTGTAGCACGGCAAGACCCAACGCTATACAGCCCGAACGCTCGCTTGCTCCTCGGCCTTGATGACCAGCGTGAACAAGTAGCAGTTTAGGAGCCTAAGCAAATGGGCAATTTTTTTGAGAACTTCATAAACGAGGCAGATAAACGCCGCAAACGGATAGCCAATGTCGCTAGCCGCACCGTTGACCAAGTAAACCCCCTAGATAATGGCCGAACATACAAGCAGCGCACACCTACAAAGAATCGGTCGGCGTTTCAGCAGTTAACACACAATGGCGTAACGAACGTCGCTGGTGACATAGCCAAGCCAGTAGTACGGCTTCCGTTAAACATATCAAATGCTTCGGCTAACCTTGCTCACCGAGCAGCAAATGCAACGCCTGTTATACGTCCTGGTGCGGCAGGTATTGGTGGAGCGCAAACACCACAGCAAACACCACAGCAACAGTTCAAAGACCCTCTCACTTCCCGCGCTACCCAGATAGCTAACCCCAATGGGCAACTAAGACAAATTGCTGGTGATGCGGTAAGTATTGCTACGACTGCATTTGCACCTGGTTCGAGCAAGGTAGTGTCAGCTGCCGCCACGAGAGTGCTCCCAAAGGCTGTACCTAAATTAGTACCCCGTGCCATCTCGACTGCAGCAGTAGGTGCGCCAGCGGGGGCGGCAGAGAACGTTGGGCGCTACCTTTCTAGTGAGGACCCACTAACCCGCCAAGGTTTTGAAAACGCAGCCAAGCAAGGCGCTCAATTTGGTGCTGTTGGAGGAGCGGCCTTACCCATCGTCGGTGCTGCAGCGCGTGCTGGCTACCAGAAAGCACAGCCTGTAATAAGTAGCGCAGTGAGCAAGGCTCAAAGAGCACAACGCCAACGAGTTCTTGAGGGTGCCCTGAGTAAGGCTGCCCCGGAGAATATACCGACAAGCAAATTGGAAGCAACCGACATTGAGGGCTATGCAGACATTGACCCCGAGCGCGTAGCATTCTACAAACGTGAGATACTGTCTGGTCGTAAGCCAGAACCTATTCTCGCTGTTAAAGCAGATAACGGAAAAACATACGTAGAGGATGGGAAACATCGCCTGCAGGCTTATAAAGATCTAGGCATTAAGAACATACCCGCCAAGACCGCCACCCGGCAAGAGCTAAGCAGATTTAAAGAGGGCGGTTACGTCGGTGGAATACCCGACGAAGTAGCCGCCGGGGTTTCCCAACAAGCAGATAAAACAGCCAAAAGTACGTCCACTTCCAATAACCTTTTGACCGCCACACCCTCTGATCTACGCGTTCAATCAGCTTCATTACCTCCAACTATACCACGTACCACAAGAGTGCAGCTAAACACTCAAAGGCTTAATCTGCCCGATGAAGCTCGCCAGAAGTTAGACGATGATACCGCTGAGGTAATCAACAGGCTTTCAAACGATGAGGTACAGCGAGCAGCCAAAAGCGCGGGGATTGATACCAAGTCATATACACCTGAAAAGACACGGCAGAAAATTGCCGAACAGTTAAACCTCCGTAAAGATACGGTACGACTCCAAAACGAGGCCGAGGCAGCCCGCCAAGCTGGTGACCTAGATCGTGCCGCACAACTACTCAAGGAATCGGCAGAAGCAGGCCGTGCCAGCCGAACGCAAGGTACGGATATAGCAAGACAACTCCAGGCGCGGAAGATCATAGCCAATGAGCTGGACACACCTCCACAAAAGATATTCAAGCTATTGGACAATGCTGGCGTAGACCCTGACGTATACACGAAACGCTTTGCCGGTGTAGACTTCAACAATTCAAGTGATGTAGTTGCAGCATACCGCGAATTAGTGCCGCCTAAGTTCGGCGATTGGCTCGATGTCGTTCGATATAACTCAATGCTATCTAGCCCCCTCACCCATATCGTGAACATCGGTAGCAACGCTATAAACGTTGGTGTACTCGCACCAATCGAAAAGACGCTACGGGGTGTGGCAGATGCTACCGGAGGCCTATTTGGTAAAGAGCGCCGGTTCGCCGCTGGTGAGGGCGCTGCTTACGCATCAGGTGCTGCTCGTAGCCTTAAGGATGCAGCAGACAGTTTCTTAAACGCTATGCGTACAGGAGAGAACCAGACTCCAGACATTACCGATATATCTACTCCCCTGGCCGTCGGGGGCGTTAAAGGCGCTACATACGACACTCTTTCGTTCCCTATGAAACTGCTCGGTGCATCTGATAAGTTCTTTAGGACAATAGCAGAGGCTGGCGAGGAGGGCGCGCTAACTGCTCGTGAAAAAGCAGGTATCAAGCTTGGTGGCAATCGAGAGGCTCTCAAGGAATCTGAAGCATCCTACCGGCTTTACCAGCAAGGTACCGACTTAGATGGGCAAGGAGCGATCCTCAAGACAATTGACCAGGTAGCAAACGCGATCCAGACGCTAAGAAAAAAGAATCGCGTGTTTGGATTTATCTTTCCATTCGTGAAGACGCCAACGAACATCCTTAAACAAGGTGTAGAGTATAGCCCACTAGGTTTTGCTAACTTACCAGGCGTAGATGACAAACTTACGGCTATAACAAGGGCATCTATAGGAACAGCTGTATTTGGTGCGAGTGCAGCTATGTTAGCAGCAGGCGACCTAACCTGGTCTGAGCCTATCAACCCTGAGGAAAAGGCCAGATGGCGTGCTGAAGGGAAACAACCTTACAGTATGCGCATTAACGGTGCAAACGTTAACTTCTCTAAACTGCCTCCAGGCGTTGCATTCCCATTCGCTCTAACGGCGGCTATAGATGATGCGATAAACAACAAAAAGATGGACACCAGTACCGCCGACGCTATCATGCAGGGTGTTGCAAAATGGGGCCAATTCCTTGGCGATCAGTCATATCTAAAACAGATTGGCGATACACTCGCTCTTGTTAAAGGCGATCCTGAAAAGGCAGTGCAAGCAGTGTCAAACTACCCTCAGCAGGTAATACCATTCCGCGCACTCACAGGTTGGATCGCCCGCATGACTGATGATACTGACAGAAAGATAAACACCGACAAGAGTTACATAGACAAGCAAGTTCAGTCACTCATGCTCAACTACCCTGGCCTACGACAACAAGTCGATGAACGTACTTACAGGGGCGAGGCTATCCCCGCTAACAACCCAGTGCTAAACAGCTTCATCCCGTTCAAGGTAACCGATGATCGTGGTGTAAACCCAATTGACCAGGAACTTGACGCTGCCAAGAAGCAAGAGGTTAAGAACGAGCTGCTGACAGAGGGCCAAAACAAAGAAGTACAAAAACGTGCTGGCGGCCTAGTAAGTGAAGCTCAGAACCAATTCCTAAATAGCGCCGAGTACAAAAGCCTATCCCCCAACGATCGCAAACGAGGATTGGAAGCAATCAAGAAAGACGTCACCGAAATAGAAAGCCGTAAGTACCAGGCAGAAAACAACATCGGCATATATGCCCAGGATTACAAAGGCGACCAAAACAAGCTATCTGCCCGCCAAACCGCAATCGAAAATGGCAACTTTGACGCCTCTGCATATGCGACAAAGGGCGACTCTAGTAACCGGAAAGTGCTCAAAAACGATGATCGCGGCACTGCCCTCCTGGATAAGGTCAGCACGATGAACGACGACCAAAAGAAGCAGTGGGAAACTCAAGATTTTGACGAAAAGTACGCTGACCTTATCGACCGTGCTAACCAGATAAAAACCGATGACATGCCAGCGATCCCAAAGACCAATAAGGCACTCAAGGCTTATGCCGATTATCTCAAGGTGCGCGACGGGAAGCCTAGTGAGCTTAAACTCAACGATGCCAAAAAAGACTTCCTCAAAGCGGCATACTCATCCCAGGTTAGCGATAACGCTAAGGAGCTCTATAGCTCTAGCTACTCAGCCGAGGATAAGATTAGTGCACTTATGTCCGGGACTATCAGCCCTGACGACTTTGAAAAGGCGCTGCAACTCGATAACCAACTCATCAGCTGGGGCCTCCAGGCTACACCAAAGATCAGCAACAAGATACGCCGCGAGTTCGGCTACGACGATGCGCCCAGCCCATCAGGTTCCGGCGGGGGTAAGGGCGGCAAGCTTACGCCATCTGATTTCAAGCTCCCCGACTTCATAACACAGTACGGAATTAAGGGCGCTAACCTCGCAGCAAGCGCACGGCTCCAGTAATGAAACATGGTATAATAACACGTAAGACAGCTACTGCATACGAGAGTCTGTTAGAAAGACAAATCTCGTATGAATGTGCTCGAAGCTATGCAGCAAGCGTACCTGCTTGCCACGGGGAAAAGTACTCTCCCCGACTCATCATCTTCTAAATACAACCGACTCTATAACCTTGTCCTTAAGTTCTATAAGGACTGGCAAACTGAACCCGGCGTTGACTGGAACAGCTTATACCAGACGCTTGATGCTGGGGCTATTACCGCTACCGACACGTTTGATATTGACGAAGATATTATTAAGCTTAGCCAGCGTAAGGGCGATTATGTCCGGATCGTCACCACGAGTAACACCTACTACTACAAGACGATTAATGCGTCACGGCTAAACAGTAATCGCTATGACCATGCAGTTGCAAGAGTCGGTAACTCGCTCGTATTCAGTAAAGCATTTATCTCTACCGACCCGCATATTGGCGGTACGCTCCTTGTTCCCTGCTATGTTCGGTTAGACGATCTGACTAGTACCTCTGATGACATACTCATAGACAACCCTGCATGGCTCCCTGTAGTCGTGGCCGCTCAGTATGTCCTTAGTGACGCACAGCTCCAGTACCAATACCCTGATCTACTGAGCCAGGCCCAAGACCTGATGAACGGGATGAAGCTGGCTAATGATCCGCAGGATGAAACGTATGACGACGATTACAGCCACTTCGACAATGGGAGCGATGAATGCTAACGGCTGCTCGCAACCGTGTCAAACCCCCGAAGATTCAGCGCCTCAGTATACGCGACTGGCAGAAAGGGTATGTCTCTACACAGGCTAGTAACCGCACTCCCTCTGATGGTCTACGTACCGCGCTTAATACTATCCTCCGCCAAGACGGTACTATTGGCCCCCGCCCCTCTCGCATCCTGTACGGTGTACAACCTGTCGGCGAGATAATCGGTGCGCCAGTAGAGTTTGTAAAGCGCACCAGCGTTATCTCCGAAACCTATGTGATTACCATGCAGGTAGTCGACGGAGTGGCCCAGATATACGTACAGAAAGACGGCGGAGACTGGACGCTCTGCACTGGCAAGACGTTTGATACATCCGCCCGTGCCCACTTTGTACCTATCCGTGACACTGATGAAGACGGTGACGATGAAGATAAGGTAATTATCCTCAATGGCGTAGATTACTTTTCCTACCTCGACATTAATACCTTAACAGTCGTTCCATTCGTGGCCCTGTCCCCTGCTAGCACGCCTACGCTTGCTGTTGGTGCTGGTTTAACAGGAGCCAACTTTACGAATCGGTACCGTATAACTGCTTCTAACCGTGGCGAAACAGCCGCATCCGTAGCGGCAACAGCTACTACATCCAAGATACGTAGCTCCTGGGCTGGCGCTACTGAGTACGTAGATGTCGTTATAACCCGTGTCACTGGTGCAGAGCGTTACCACATTTATTACGGGAACATCCAAGGTGAAGAAGAATACCTATTCTCTGTCGACGACCCTGGTTCGGGAACTACCGTCACCTGGCGTGACACAGGAGCTATAAGCCCTGACCCTTATCGAATCGCGCCAAGTGGCGACACTACAGTTGGTCCTATAGCCGAAGACGGCGCATTTATTAACGGGCAACTGTTCTTGGTACGCGACCCTAACAAACCGAAATACGTACGTTTCGGTGGAACGGGTAACAGCATCTTAGACTTCTCACCATACGGCGGGGGTGGCTTCCAGCCCGTCGGCGGTAACAAAGAGATTCCTACCAAGGTAACATCATTCCGTGACAACTCAGGGGCTCCGGCAATCACTATCCTCTGCTCTGGTACGAACGGTACGGGTAAGCGGTACATATTCAGCCCGCAATCAACGACTATCGGTAATACGATCATCAGTTACTTTGCGGTGCGCGAGGAGAACAGCACAGACGGTACCGACTCCCCCGATGGCGTTATCTTCTACAAAGACCAGTTATGGTACCCATCACGTGACGGTTTCAAAACAACCCTTACCAAGGCACAAGTGCAGACCATCCTAAGCACAGAGGGTGTCTCCGACCTTATCCAGCCCGACATCTCCCGCCTGAACACGCAAAGCATGGAGATGTGCTGCGGCCTCCCCTTTGAAGACCGCTTATATTGGGCGCTCCCTGTCGGTTCCTCAGGCAACAACGAAATATGGGTACTCGACCTTAACGACCTCCGTAAAGGTGCGTGGATGCGCCCGTGGAATATCAATGCGGACTGGATGTGGTTATACAACGACAACGATGGTAACACGCACTTCTGCACGCTTTCCAACAACCAGATATACGAGTTCACCTATTCCGTTGCCACCCAAGATGACGGTGTTGCGTTCCCTACGGGCATGGCTACGGGTATTCTCAAGTTCTCCGAAGACGGCCAGATATGGGCAAAGGTTACCCGTGTCGTATTCGTGCTGCAAAACCCGCGCGGAATTATCAACGTTGGTGTGACGGGTAAGACCGAAGATACGCCAATCTCGTCACTGGGTAATAGCACGTTTACCCCTACAGAGGATGTCGTAGGTTGGGACGCAATAACTTGGGATTCCATCTATGGCTGGGATGGCGTTGACCACATCCCCACATCGTTCGGTGTGGAGCGCACTGAGATTGAACTTGAAATCGACGAGGAACTGAACTGGCTTAGCTGTGCGTTAGACACCGTAGCAGCCGGCGTTGATTACGAGCTCAGCGACATCATCGTTGAATACATCACTACTGGCACTAAAAGCAACTTATAGGAGACGTCATGGCAGCATCAACAAACGATAAATTTAGGCGGGGCCGGTCCAGCGGGCGGCCACAAAACGCCTACCTTACGAGCCCGCTTACAGCCGGAGCAACAACGGCATCCGTCAGTACGGCTACAGGTTGGGCCACTGACACAGGAACAGACTTTATCATCTTCCTTAAGGACGCTACGACTAATCTTGAAGTCTCTGGAACACGTACAACATGGAAATGCACAGTATCGGGCACAACCCTTAATAACCTCGTTCTTGAGGCTGGCACCGTTCCTGTAGCAGGGTATCCTGCAGGTGAACAGTCGGTCGTCATTGCGACTCCGACTGCCGCTTGGAGTGACGATCTTGTTACTGGCTTATTAGTCGCCCACGAGCAGACAGGCGCACTCAAGGCAAACGCAGTCCCAACTGCAGCTATCCAAGACAGCGCAATTACAACTGCAAAGCACGCGAACGCTTCGGTTACTCCGGATAAACTTAACCTAGGCGTGCAAACTGCTGCCGTAGCCACCCAGCAGACTACAACTTCCATAACTTACACAGATTTAGCAACGGTAGGCCCTGCTGTGACGGTAACGATTGGCAACAACGGGGTAGCGCTTGTGTTCGTTGGTGGAGCAACATTTAACAGCGGTTCGGATGATTCGCGCATGAGCTTCACGGCCAGTGGCGCGAATACAATCTCAGCCGACGACGTCCGTTGTAAGTCTTCCTCCGGTCCCTCAGGTCAAGATGATAGCAAGATGTTCCCTTTGACGGGGCTCAACCCAGGTTCGACTACATTCACGGTGAAATATCGAGCCGATTCCGGTACCGCTGGATTCCTGAACCGAACTATAACGGTGATACCCCTCTAGCTATGGCATACAAACGAACTACGATCAGTTTCGGTACCACGGGTGTAAAGAGTGTCTCCTCGCCTTTTGTGCCGGTTGGATGCCGGATTACTCTGGGCAGTAAAGTGAACGCGACCGACCCATGCAACCACCTGTCTATCGGCAATAGTAACGGAACAACTCAGTCATATCACAGCACGTTTAGTGACGGTACGTCACATCAGACTAAGAGTGGAACAAATAAGATCGTTAGCCACTATGAGCGGGTTGCTGGTGTCCTTACAGAAAAGGTTGTAGCACGCATAGACACCGTAGCAGCGCCCTGGTCTGCGACAGACATTCAGTTCGTAGTTGATACAGCGGATGCTAACTACCAATTCCATGTGGAGATATGGGGCTAGCATGGACAGTAAACGCCTTGGCCGTATCATTACATTCGGTATAGCCGCACTTGTCATCGCTCTGGTCTCGTTCGCTTGGTGGATTAGCATCGAAGTGAAGAACGCTAAGAGTATAGCCCTGACTGCCCAGCATGAGCCTGAAGTAATTGAGGGCATTGATGGAAAGAGTGGTCTTAACGGTGTTGATGGAATCAATGGGCAGGATGGTAGGAACGGCCAGAACGCTACGCCTACCGTCATACAAGAAACAGTCACCATTCAAACCAATGTCCCTGTACCCGGTGTAAAGGGCGACCCAGGCGAGCCGGGTCCTCAGGGTTTACCAGGAGAGCCAGGGCGGGAGATTGAAATAGGTGAAGACGTTTCCACCGGTTCGATGATTTGGAAGTACGTAGACGACGAAGAATGGCAGATAACAAGGAAAGTACTCGATGGTATCACTTTGGATTAGTCACTTTTCGGCTACAACAACGAACCTAGAATCAGCGTTTTTTAGTAATGATGCTAATAAGATTCTTGCGGGCTGCGTTGTCGCTCTGGCTATTGCCCTAGTCTTTGCGGTTCGGTACATCCTCAAATTGATCGATAAGATAAACACCTTACAAGACGAATGGCGTAAGGATTCCAACGCTTCACGAGACAAGCAGGTTGAACTATCAGATCAAGCCGTTCGATTAACAGAGAGATTCCATGAGCAGCCAATTGGTAAGCGGGGTAAGTAGCATGTGGTTATTTGGCCGACGCAAGAATAAAGAAGATGAGGCGCGGATAATGGCGGAAATTCGTGCAAATAGCAAGCTTCGAGATGAGAGGCTTGATGAAGCTATAGAGAAAACAAAGAAGCTAAATGAAAAGTTAGACCGCAAAGATGCAACTATGATTTTCTACCGTGCAATAGGTGGTGTAAGGAGACGTGATGGAGATCGTTAATGGTTCGGCATTTTGGGCGCTCATCCTTGTGGTGGTGTGCCTGATGATATTTGCCTATATTACCAAGGAACAGATTATTGAGATAACCAACAGCGTCAAGGATTGGGTAACACCCTACAGATGGCTAGTCTTAGTCTTCGAAGTGGTTACAATTGTAACTCTCGTTCCCGTTGTTATGTACCTGTACTACCGGACCATAGGGGTTGAAGATGCATCACTGCAAAACCTTGCGGCGGTATCCGGCCAGCTCAGCCGCCTGACTATATCGATCACGTTCCTACTGTTCTACGTAACAAGAAAGAAAAGGTAGCTCATGCAAGCCTCAGAATACCCCGTATCGTTCGTGTACGGAGCCACAACGAAGCCCTACTCTAAAGAGCACCCCCATACCGGCGAAGATCGCAAGATGCCCGTGGGCACGGATGTAAACGTCGGTGACAGTGTCATTGGCCTATCGGGTGGCGCTGCGGGCGCTCCAGGCTCAGGACAATCGACCGGCCCGCACCTGCACATACAGAAGTGGATGAATGGCCGGTATGCCTCGCCTATGGGCCTTGGGCTAGCCAACACGATAGCATTTCCTGCAACAGTCATTGAGACCGGCGCAAAGGTAGACGTTGGTAACTATGTCCGCGTACTGGATGCAAAGGGAGTACGGTGGTCATACTTCCATCTATCAGACATTTTGGTACTTAAGGGCCATGTAATTAATAAGGGAGAAGACATGCGCAAACCCACTAAGGATGAAATCTACTGGCAATACAAGCTAGTAGGCGGCATTGAGCCATCCAAGGATGAAGTTGATTCCTACCTCAAATCGGGTAAGGACTACATCACCGTGATGGAGGAGATTAAGAAGTTCTATGCAGATAAAGGCTTAGACTTCTTCACATTTAAAAAGAGCGTCCGCAAGGACGAAGATAAGATTAGGGCTGCTGAGCGGATTATACAGGCCGTAGAAGCAGCAAAGGAGATAAAGTAATGTACACCAAACTATTCTGGAAAGACGCTGTAGAGCGTGCAATCCGCACCGTAGCACAGGCATGGCTTGCTGTCCTTACTGTAAGTGGCACGAACCTACTAAACGCCGATCTTAAGGCTATGGCTGCCGTAGGGCTTACTGCCGGTGTAGTATCCGTTCTCATGAGTATCGTTGCATCAGGCACAAGCAACAATAACTCCGCATCATTCACTGTCGATACAAAGGAAGTCCGGTAACAGTATGCCGTGGTGGGCTTGGGTAATCCTCATCTTACTAGTCATAGCATTAATCGTATAAGGAGAATCATATGTTAGAAATTGGTGCAGCGTTCTTATTGTTTTGGTTGCTCGCACAGGTATTTGCACTTGAGATAGTTACCGCTGCTTTAGTCGTCGCTATCATAGCAATACTTGCCGGGATTTTGGTCACGCGTCCCTTTATCGCTCGTCGTTAAGACAGCGGTGTATGGTACTTCTTCTTCACATCCCACTTTTGTGTGGGTAGAACGTGGTGATAGGTATTTAAGGTTGTAGAAGTGAGCGTATGCCCAACAAGCTGGCTCACTTCTTTTAGTGGGGCACCATTGCCTAGCATGTCGGCTACAAACGAATGGCGAAGTGTATACGGCGTGACGTTCTTCTCTATACCAGCTCTCATAGCTATTTCGTGGAATATCTGCTCTGCCCTCTGGACGCTGAGGCGGCGGCGTTGTGCAGACAAGAACACGGGCGGGTAGTTATCCTTTCGGCTAGCCAGGTATGTGTATATGTGTGCCCTGGCCCATGGGTCAATCGTTATCTCTCTGTATCTACCACCTTTACCACAAATGGTTATGTACTCTTTTTCAATGTCCGAACGGTCCAAGTTCAATACCTCGCCTGGTCTCCCCCCTACAGCCCAGAATGCCGCCATAAGTGCGCGTTCGCGGTCATTGGCGCAAGCCTGAAACATCCTCATGACTTCGTCAGGTAGTAGCCAGACGCTTTCTCTAGTATCGTTCTTCGGGAGGTCTATCTCCCTTGGGTTCATTACTTTTATGTCGTAGTCACGCAAGAACCGTAGTATGCGGCGGAGCTTAGCCATATAGTCCCGCATGTTGGTACCACTGTCGCCTCTCTGCCTCATATCCCATTCCCAGTTAGCTACCGTTTGCTTACTGATGATCAGCACTGGTACATCACCAACAGCCCGTACAAACGATCTAATAGCGCTTCGATGGTTTCTTTTTGTTGCCTCTGCCCTGTTTAAGAGCGCTTGCTGCTCGTACAATTCATAAGCTTGGGTTATTGTCATAGGTTCCTCTCCCACTACACCCACCAAGGTGTAGCGATTATGTATCATTCCTTACGTATTGAACGCAATAGCCCTACCACAAGCAGTTAGATGCCTTTGACAAATGTGGTAGAGTAAAAGCTTAGTGTAAAAACAAAAAGAGTAAGCACATGCGCAATCTGTAGCACACCTTGCTTACTTTCTCTGCTTAGACGAGTGTAGTTGTCCTAGAGTGTGATTAGCATCACTACCTCTGTTAGTACGCGGTATTAGTTAATAATTAGTACATATTTGTGTTTGGATATGTTTGTTTACACTAACTCCCCTCCTTATAATCTAGGGGTATCCATAAGAAGCCTCTATTTCTAAGAACTGGTTTACCCTCAGGAGTAATAGAGTGGACAAGATGGTGCGTAGGGGTACACGCCCGCGCTGACGGAGGGGTTAACGGCAGTCAGCTGTATCTTGTTCCCTATTATCAATTTTCACTCCTGGGCTCTCTGCTTAATCCTGCCCCGGTAGGGTCACAGGATGGATACCATAGTTCCGCCGTTGTAATGCCGAAAAACAGTGCGACGTGTCGTTTTGCAAGAGCCTGTGCATGGACAGGAGTGTTTGTTGGTTAGTTTGTACGGGTTACCCAAAAAGACCCGCCCCATTCAGGTATTTGTTAGTCCCGTGACATAGAGCAAACCTAGAGAAAGTACTTGACTTGGAAAGAAAAAGACTCCCGGTTTTATCCGAAAGTCTTGTTTCTGCCACGACTTACCGGACCTAGATTTGACTCTAGGCCACAGCATTTGACTTGTAGCTATAGTCATTATAGCAGATTAGGCGTATTATTCAATCAGTAACTCACCTTAAGCACGATAATACTGTTGACTTAGAAAAGCCCTTATGTTACTATGTAAACAGTTAACCGACGCACTTTCAATCACAGATTACGAGGAAGAAGATTCCTACCCCGCACTACAGCGACCAATATGGGGAACGTAATTAACAGATAACGCTGGGAACCCGTATCGGGGGTTCGAATCCCTCATCCCCAGCCAAGATGTTAATTGTAAGAGAATCTTCTTTCACCGGAAGATTCTTTTTATTTACCCTCTTGGCCACGACATTTGACTTGTAGCCACGAGGGCAGGATGACGAGAAACTATCCTCGCAGTTCAAGCAGCGAACGTACCAAGGGCGGTCATATTACTTAGCCCGGAGTAACAATTAGCGCTTGGGAGATTTGTTCCAGAGGTGGAACACACAACTAAACAAAGGAGTTGCCATGAGAATACTCATCGCAGCGGTATTAAGTGCGGCCTTGCTTCTCTTAGTACCAACTCCGGCTAAGCAAATTAACAATTCAACTTCCCCGCTGGCACGGCATGAAAGTCTAACTCTTTCGTCTGCGGAGCAAGAAATGCAATCACGAGCGACACCCCAAGTGACCAAACAAGACGAGGTTGTTGCAGTGCAAAATGCTAAGGAAGTTGAGCCGGAGGCTGTAACTGAAAGTAAAACAGTTGCAGCAAACACACCGACCTGTGCAAACGAAGTACAACGTTATAGCTGGAACAAATCAGTAGCCCACGCGGTTATGATGGCAGAAAGCAATAACAACCCAGATAACCACAATGACACTCCATCTACAGGCGACTACTCTATTGGATGTTTCCAAATCAACCTGAAAGGTACTAGCAACCTAAACGCCAAATACCGCGATTCAGTTCGCGCTGGCTATACGGGAGCTAAGACGGTTTCAGGCTTAGAAACGTGGTTGAAGAACGCCAAGAACAACGTAGCAGTCGCGCATATTATGTGGAGTGACCAAGGGTGGAACCCCTGGGGTGCTACTACGTGTAAGTACAAAGTTCGGTGTGGATAAGGATTAAGGGCAGTAGCGCTGGCTATGAGTGCCGTTGATATGCGACGCAGACTCTGACGAATGGTGAATCACCTATGCGACCCCGCAACGGGTAAATGACGTATGAGGTAGTGGGCTTGATCGGCCAAGTAACCCAGCTTATAGCCAGCGCCATGCCCTTAATCCACTTCTATGCGCTTTTGGTTGGTAAATTAAGGGATACATATGAAACCAGTAATTGATCGGTCTATGAACGGCGGAACACAGAAAATCTATCGCTTTAAAAATGGTTACGGCGCAAGCGTCGTCTCCGGCCCATATACATATGGTGGCGAAGAGGGTCTATGGGAGCTCGCTGTTATTCAGTTCGATGACGAAGCAAACGATAGCTTTAGCCTTTGCTATGACACAGAAATAACATCAGATGTCGAGGGCCACCTCGAATGGAGCGATGTTAAAAAGCTGCTCGCACGTATCGAGCTGCTTTAACCAACGCTAGCTTAACTGCTAGCCAAAAGCGCATAGAGGGCTTCTATACCGATTGCGGCAGTAAGTGGCGGCGTTGGCATAGGAAAAGGAGCCCCGTAAGAGGCTCCTGCAACTTCCTTGGTCGGACTTATTTATTCTACCAAAAGGAAACGCAAACTTCTATATCTAATGTGGCAGTACTGAAAAAATAGGCCCCTACCATATTGTCGTAATCCGTCTTAGTGGCGGTGAATAGTTCTTAAGCAAGGCAGAGCATGGCGCGGTTTACCTAGATTCCATCAGTACTGTCGCAACTGGTATAGAAGCGAGAGAAATGTATAGAGAGGATACATCGGCAGCGGTTGACCAAGCAGTTCGATTCTGCACAGCCCATAGGACTGGCTGGGATAGGCGCCCAAGCAATATACCGCTGCCGCTCAAGTCTTCTCTATTCAACTGCCCCTACAAACGAAGAAGCGTAGCAACGCTGATAGCGCAATAAGCAGCTACTTATTGTGGCACCTGTTTGCGGGGCTGAGAATGGCCATACAAGTTCCTTTGTGAATGCGGAGGTGCTCCCTAGAAATAGGATTAAATCCCGAGCCTTGTAGTATGGCCTGATTATGGGAGAGATAGCTCAAGACAGAGCGACGGCGGTTGAGGCCGATGTGATCTAGGTATCGAATCCTAGTTCTCCCAGCTATAGGGCTGCATAAGTGTCTGCATACTATCGGGGCTACATGGGAGCGAAACTCCCCGAACGTGCAGCCCTACTATAAATATAAGGAAAGGAGAACGTATGGCAGTTACTATATGCGCTGTACCTAATTGCACGCGAATAGTAGAGAATCCCGAGCACACCGATATGTGCGCTGCATGTTTTCTGTACTACTGGTAAATAACAGCCAATCCATCAGCATATACGCCTGCCTCATTTAAGTGGAGGGTTCCTCAAGGCGGGTATACGTGCTGATGCACGAGAGAGTGACCGGCATCGTGCCCGGCCTCTCTTTTTAATTGGAGAAGCAAATGAATACATGTCGATGCAGTTCCTGCGAAAACATTGTCTTTGCAGCAGGGCTATGTAGCAAGCACTATTCTGCGTGGCAAAGGCGTCTTCACCCACTCACGACGGTGCGTGCTGCTATGATGTCACGTTGCTATAACCCTAATACACCAAATTATGCTCACTATGGCGGAAAGGGTATTAGGGTATGTGACCGGTGGAGGCTTGGGGAGGATGGAAAGACCGCATATGAGTGTTTCGCCAACGACATGGGCATAAGGCCGAACTCAAGTTATTCTATCGATCGGATAAACGTTAATGGAGACTACACTCCAGAGAATTGCCGCTGGGCTACTAAACGACAACAAAGTGTCAACCAAGGAATATCCAAGCGTAACACGTCGGGCGTAAAGGGCGTTTACTACAGAAAGAAAAGCAGAGTTTGGGAAGTAGGAATGTCTGTTAACAATACCTACGTTTATCTAGGTAGATATAGAAGTCTTGATGAGGCAAAAACAGCGCGCGCCGCTGCCGAAAAGAAGTACGAGAACATAATATGAATCAATCTAGCCTGTGTTTATAAAGTTAACCGGGCTTTTAAGGGGGAAACGAAATGGGAATTAACACTAAGCAAGTAAAGGCCGACTTAATCGCAACTGGCCGTGGCATTAAGAAAGTATGGGACGTACTCGTAGCAGTCGGGGAAACAGTGGCGTGGCTTATCCTACTGGCTATCGCTACGGCGATTCTGTACCGCACATACCAAGGCGCAATGGTCCTAAGCGACATGCAACTGTACGCTGTATGGTTCGCCGTACTGTCGGTAGCCTACCGCATGGCTTGGGAGTTTAAGAACTATCTAAAGGCACTCGGTGAACTAGAGGCAGGAGTAAAGAAATAATGGCAAACATGTCACGCGAAGAATACGAAGATGAAGTATTGGGTATGGGTCCTATTGAACCACCTGAAATCAACGACCTGTCTGGAGAAGACGAGTAATGATGCTCTGGGAAAAGCAGGCAGGAGAAAAGCTCATGAGGGGCCGCAAGAGTGTGCCCCTCACTGTCCGCGTAGCCGATGTGTCCTGGATCGACCCAAAGAACGAAAAGCACAAATGGTGGGTGCTCCTGGCATACGTTGGTAACGAACAGCCCAATTGGTATTACACGGACGATGAATCACTCACGAGGCCGGGTACACACCTTGTTGAGCTGTACCGAAATAGGTTCATGAAACTAAGTGCGCGTAAGGTGCAGAAAGGTTAGCTATGGAGCAATCAGCAGATATTACCGAACTGGCTAAGGCTATTGCAGCATTCCAGGCGGCTATGACCCCGGTTGAGAAATCAGCCGATAACCCATTTTTCAGATCCAAATATGCAGACCTTGCAAGTGTGATGAAACAGGCTATGCCTCTAACTTCTAAGGAGGGTATCTCGATCGTACAGTTCCCCGGCCTTGCCGAGGGTGCTGAGGTGCTTTACACACAGCTGTCGCATACGTCCGGCCAATGGATGCGCTCTTGCATGAAGCTCCATCTTACAAAGAACGATGCACAAGGCCAAGGCTCTGCCCTTACCTATGCTAAACGTTATGCAGCTATGGCCGCACTGGGAATCGTAGCTGACGAGGATGACGACGGGAATGCGGCATCTAAGCAAAAGTCAGCCACTGTCAGCAAGATTGCCGACCAGGTAAAGGCTGGCGTAGGCTCAACAAAGCCCAAACAAGAAGTCGAACTCGCTAAGACATGGGACATAAACAACATCAAGATTGCAGCCCGCAAGGTAACCGGGCTCAGCGATGATGTAGAACTCGTGGCATGGATTGAGGAAACGCTGGAATGGCCGCTGGCTAAGCTACCAAAGTCTAAAGTGGCTGCTGCTATCGACAAGATCAAGGCTGGAAAGCAGGTCTTTCTGGCGGATGACGGAACGACGGGCGGAGAACTTGGCGAGGGCTAACCAATAAACAAAAACCTAGAGAGCTGGCATCCGAGACCAGCTCTCTTTTCTATTAGGGGTAATGGGAGATATTGAAGATGCAGCAAACAAGTATAGACGCCTACCATTCGTTAGGCGCTGAAAAGATAACCGAAAGACAGCAACAAATACTAATCGTGCTGGAAGAACACTACCCTGCTTGCAACCGCGAGCTATCACTGTGGTCTAGCCTACCGATTAACTCAGTAACACCACGTGTACTGGAACTACGGAAGAAAGGCTTAGTAGAGATGGCCCATCAGGACATGGATGTTACCGGCAAACGTGTTATCTACTGGCGACCCGTAAAGCAGGAAGCGCCAAAGAGTATGCGTAGAGTGCGACGGGCGAACTTGGAGGAGGTCGGAAGCGATGAGTAGGGAGATTAAGTTCAGGGCTTGGGATAAAGAAACCGGTCTCTGGTATGGCAATTACGGAGAGTCATTCACCTTGAAAGATGCCATGGGCAAAATGTGGCGTACAGGCTTAGATAGGCTGGAGTTTATGCAATACACAGGCCTAAAAGACAAGAACGGCAAGGAAATATACGAGGGTGATATTGTCCGTAAGACTTGGGGTTGGAAAACGTCTGCTGGGGAGGATGATCACGCTGATGCCCTAGTAGTTATAGAACATTCTACATGCGGTATACGCTGGCTCCCGCCTAGACAACCTGAGGATGAGGGGTTCAAGCCCCTGTACAACCCAGATGATGACCCCGAGCATACAGGGGAACTCGCATGGGACTTGAGCGAATTCGAAGTCATCGGGAATAATTGGGAACACCCGGAGCTACTCGGTGATACAAAGGCCTAAACTAACACAGTCTAAGCCCGTAAAGATACCGACCTGCAAAGAATGCCTTGGCCTAGGTCATACAGCCTGGCAGTGCCCCCAAAAGAAACGAAAGCCCCTGCAATCACGTAAGGGGCTTGTTAGTAAAAAGCCTATGCGCAAAGTGGGCAAGGTTGGCAAGCCACAAAGTTCCGCAGAGAACACCCAGGGCCGCAGCAGTGTTTTTACTGTGGGTTTCTAGGCATATATGGCCTTATAGACGACTACAACGTGGAGCACCCATATAGCAAGGCTAGACACCCAGACATGCGCTTTGACTACGACAAATTAATTGTCTCCTGTCCCGCGCACAACGAGGAAAAGGGCTCACTAGATATAGAAAATTATTTACTGATTTTACAGAAACGAAAGGTATTGAATGGCGGGAACTAAAGACGGCGGCCTACGTGCTGCATCTACTAATAAGGAAAGACATGGCGAAGACTTCTACAAAACTATTGGAGCCATGGGCGGTAAAAACAGCCGTGAGGGTGGCTTTTACTCGAATCGAGAACTCGCGCGACTTGCAGGACAAAAAGGAGGGCAACAAGCATCCACACCCGAGGGCCGTGCGAAACGCGCCGAGGCAATGCGAAAGCGATGGGCCGAGGGCGCATTTGCAAACAGAAAACCGAGGACTAAGAAGTCATGATAGTTAAACAAAAGGTGGAAAGAGAATTTTGGCGTGTACTTTGCGAAGAAAAACAGACAGATCACATTGACTGGCACGGTGTCGCACGTCGGCTTAGCGTGCATAGCATCATTAGCCGTGGTGCTCCTAGCAATAAGCTGGGCAATATTAAATTACAAGCTAGACAAGCTGTTAGAGGCTTTTATAGCAGGGTTTTAGGGGTTAAGTAATGCGTACATTTTGCCAGATGAGGTACAAGGGCCATGCCCCTCAATTCAAACACGGCACCCTCTATGTAGCCCGTGTAACCCACTATTACCTAGGTACACACGTAAAGGTAGAAGTAGTACATGGCTACGATGACTTACCTGTTAAAGGTATGAGCGAGATTTATGAATCCCCTACTACCTTTGCAAGGTTCTGGGATGTAAAGAGTGAGTTTGATCGGACAGATCAGGCACCTAAGCGAAGAAAGAGAGGCGAGGATGAGTAAGGAACAAAAGATTGTTTATCTACGGGAAACGACATCGCAGAGCATGATTAGCGACCTGTTTAGTTTCGGCACGATCGTGGCTGCATTTTGGTTCAATTATAGGTTCATTGGTGGCAATGACGCGCTAGACGTTGTTCTAGGCATTGCATTCTTTATGTTCTCAATCGGTCGCGCAGCTAACTACAAAAAGCTCAAGGAGCTGGAGAAAGACGATTAAACCTATGCCTAAATGCACCATACACAACCAACAACTATACAACGGCAAATGCCTGCACTGTATTAGGCCATGGCAGAACGCGTAGGACCCTTACCCAACTTCACCACGGAGCAGCAAGCGATCATACACATCTTCGCTGACTACTTTGCAGGTCATGCAGCATGGCACAGTGTCCACGGATACGTAGGCTGCGATCATGCATGTCCCTACTGTGAAACATTAAACAACATGGAGCTGTATATACAGAGCCGTGTGGAACGGAGTAAGAGATGAGCACACTACCCAAAGGCTTGATTATCTACCACAAAGTACCGACTAGCTTCCATGGGCAGTACAAGGACAGCGTTATCGAGATCCAAAAGGATTTCCACGACACTCAACTGTTCTATATCACCGTCACAGGTAAAGACGGCATTAGGAGCTATGACGGCTGGGCTCCTAAAGATATTCGCACGATCTACCAAGCGATTTTAGATGCAATTGACGGTGCACAGCTATGACCCACGAATACACCCCACTAAACGATGAACCCGACACAAGCAGCATATGGAGCAACTGTGGTTTAACAAAACAAGATTGTAAGGCATTAGGACATTGCAGCGCCCCTACCCCTCGTAGTGATGATGGAGAGCTGGACGAGATATTACTGTCACTTCTACCATGTACATGCGAAGAAGATAGAGCCAAGGTAAACAGTGCAGCAAACGCTCTCAGAGCGCGAGAGGCTCGTATTGTAAGTGTTGCTCGGCTTGACGGTGCTATAGAGCAGCTGCAAAAGTCTAAGCGGTATTATGGTCGACCATTACACGGCGGTATAGATAGGCGCATAAATAAGCTCAAAAAAGAGCTGGCCGCCCTTACCCCTAAGAGCACCCCCAAGGGCCGTAAATGGGCAGATGTGAAAGCCGATCTACTGAAAGACCCTGCTATAAAGACTGCATACGAAACACCAGACGAGGATGAGGCTCCTAAGAGCACCGACCGCTGTACAAACCCGCAATGTCCGTGGCTTGGTGATCGTGCGCATACTGTGGCCGATTGCCCTAAGGGCAACGAACCCAAGGGGATAGTTACGGGTATATACGATCGTGCACGCGATATTGTCCGCCTATCTAATGGGAACATAGTTCCGTGGGTTGAAATCAGAGACTACTGCAAAGTAACTGCTGATGGCACCGTTCATCGCTATGAGCCTACTGGGACCGTAGCCCATGAGGGGCCTAAGATGATGGGCAGCCTTACGACGTGGAGCACTGACCTTAGCCCCTTTGCCGCCACCTCACAAGACAGTACAGTCAATAAGGAGGGCGAATAGTATGGCAGGTTCATATGGACATATTACAAACGACAAAGGCCAATTTATCGGCGTAGAACTACTTGGGAATAGTGGTGACACATATGAAGCCGTCGAAGAAATGTATGGCATGATCTGGTACCTTGCCAACGGCGATCCTAAAAAAGTTGCTGAAGCCGAAGCTAACTACCAAAAAGGTTTGGAACTCGCCGCCACTATAGAAAGGAAAGATTGATATGAGCAGTCAAATAGTTTCAACTTGCGATGCATGCAAAACAGAGAAGCGCAGTCCCGTAAATCACTACACTGAACGCCCGCACGAAGGCAGTTGGTTACCCGAAAAGTGGGAGTGGTTCCATTTGGATCTACACGATACTGCCGGCGAGGTAGTGAGTGGAAAGTCGGTCGCTCTATGTCCCGACTGCACCTCAAAGGTCAACAAAGAAGTGCAGCGGCTTGTTGCAGGAATGGTAGCAGCATGACCCCTCTTAACGAACGTGTACGAGAGTATATGGAATCAATCGGCTGGAAGCTAGGCAAAACAAGTGGCAGCTATGTGCGGTCAGGATTCCAAGCTGGCAAACCTGGCTTTGGCATGATGAGTGCTGAAGCGGCCGAATCGCTATACCTAGCATCCCTACAGGCACAGAAGAACGAGATTGAAAGAATCAGGTCAAGCTACGGTGGATATTTCTCGGTGGGATTCGCCATATTCCTCAGCGACCGTATTGCCGAACTCGACAAGCTCATGGAAACAGACCGCCAACCAAATAATATCCAAGGAAAGGAGAGCTAATAGTATGGCACCACAAGACGAAATTGATACTAAGGCCGAGGAATGGTTCAACGGGATGATTCGTAAACTTACGTACTCCCAGGACTATACGATCTGCTTCGGTCATTCAAAAGACCTAATGAACGAAGACGGGTCACAGAAAGGTATCAGCATCAGACGCCCCTATGTTCGGCTGTTCAGTACTGGTGTAACCAAACTCTACCGTATGGCCATATTAGGCGAAGAGTTTCCAGATGTTGAATACACGCCCGAGCAAGAGAAAGAACTGGATGATCTTATCGAAAAAGCAGAAGCGAAGCATGACGATGAGCAGCCTCAAGTCTAGACTACAAGACGAACTTATCGGGCCTGATTCTAATACGGGGACACCCTCGGTATCAGCAATTGCCAATGGAGTGCTTGACCAGCAGCGAGCTCAGCTCTCCGAAGTCGCCTCCCACATAGCAGCAGACGTAGAGGGGCTGATACCGAAAGCCAAAGATCAGAATAACCCTAAACTCGAATCCTGGGAAATGCACCAAGCAATAGGCTTTAACGATGCGCTAGCTGCCGTTGACGATGCCCTAGCGCGGTATATGAAAGGGACTGATTAGCATGGCAGATAAGACAATAGACCCCAGACAAGTACTTTTTGAATATGGAGCAAATGCCCTGGCCTCAAACCATCCCGAAGGCGGCAGCTTCCATATTGACGACACAATGATAGACGAGGCATTGCAAGCCCTCCTCACCGCAATAGATGAAGTCCTACCCGAACACACAGGACAGTATGGCTATGATTCTGGTTTACAGAACTCAAGGGATGCCATTCATAAGTTCTTTGGAGAGAAGTCATGAGTGATAGAAAACCCTGCAAGATGCACTTCTACTACGAGCCCGGCTGTCGTAGTTGCAGGATGGAGCAATCATGAGCGCTACACCACAGGAAGATGAGCTGTCCGCTTGGATGAGGTCGCTCGGCTGCTTCCGGCATAACGGCAAGGGCTTCTGGGTTATTTATCCAGACGGACAAGGACGTTTTATACCACGAGGGACGGCGCGGCTTTTTTATGAGCAACATTTAAGGAGTAAAGAATGACTACCGAGAATACAGATGACCTACACTCATTAGGTAAAGAGATTGCACCTATAGTACGAAGCGCAATCGGTGCGTTAAACCATACCCGTATTGGCTACACAAGTGAGCATGACGCACAGGCAGACCCCTACATAGACGAAATCTTAGATGTAGTCCGCCAAGCCATAAAGCGGGCAGAGCTAGAGGGGAAACTAGCTATCCTGGATGACCTATCAGACGCATTAGACCCCCTAGTTGTTAAGCAAATTCGGGAATCATTAGAGGCGGAAATAAAAACCCTAAAAGGAGGCAACCGTGAAGTTTAAGGATAAATACGGTGTTCTATGGTTATTGTGTCCAGATGGCCGTCTTTGGAATCCTGAGCTCGGGCATGGTTTATTCGACAATGGCAGAGGGCTCACAAGGATACAAGATGACCAAGCCTGACAATACAGAGGATGACGCATTGCAGGTATTCTTGGACCAATTCTGCCTATCTCTGCATTTCAAGTGTCAGTCAGAGCAAGAGGCACTGGAATACGCGAAGAACTTAGCCGATCACATCCAAGCCAACTACATATCTAAAGAGGCTGTACGGGGAGCAATACACCAAGCCCGACGAGATGTGTGGAGCAGGCAGAAACGGTCAGAGGGGCAAGCCGCCGCTTCTGATATGGCATATGCTATCCGCCAGCGCCTTAACCTAGAAGAAAGGACGCCAGATGCCTGATTGTGGCGGATTGAAAGACTGTGTATTTTGTCAATTCATGAAACGGAGGGTCAGTAATGGCACAACTAAGTGAGGACCAATTAAAGAAAGTGGTAGTACATAGCCTGCTCAAGTATGGCAACGATTTTGCTGAAGAGATACAAGGCAAGAATGTTTCAGCAAAAGTTCAAGAACAGGCAGATGCAATACTAATTGCAGCCCGCCAATATGCAGAGGAGCGGGAAGCGAAAGCCTTTGACAGGGGCGTACAAGCTTCGCTGGACACAATTGCTAACTTTGACGATACAACGCCGAGAGTTCGTGAAGCTTGGTACAAGGTCAAAGAATTAAAGCCTGATACATACGGGGCGGCGCGCCTCACATCCCCACTACCCACCCCGGCGACACTAAACAACAGGGGTGACTCGACGTCACCTAATACAGAGGAGAAGACAGATGCGTGAAGAAATGATTGACCTGCTCATGGAACAGCCTTTTGAAGTAGTTATGGGCATGGCCGCCCGGCAAGGCGTAACAGTAAAATATGATGCTCATATGGGTGCGTATCAATGCAGGTACTGGACGCAAAATGCTGATCGAGCCGGAGCGACCGAGACGACGACAGCAGGACAAAAGAATATTAAATTTGCCGTGGCTATTGCTTTAGTGGGCATGATCAAAGAAGACTAGCCATGCCTAATATACCTAAAGACCCAGAGGACCCGGTAGGCGACTTACTCGCAATGTGCGCAGTATGGGGAACGATGTGGGAAACCTGGCCCAAAGAAGAACAGCAGCACTACATTGCCAGCTTCAAACACTCACCTAACTACAAGGACGCTAAAGCTCGTATAGCTGCGTATATAGACGGTATCGAGTTGAGAACACTGAAACGTATAGAGGATATGGGACACGCTGAAGCTAAGCGCCAAGGTGTCTACGCGGCTCATAACATGGACGGTTACCACAGAGCATACGGAGAAGCCGTCTCACATAACGTACATAATCGTATTGCTGAGCTTGAGGCTCGGGATAGTAAGGGAGAATAATATGCACCTCCAGCAATTCATAGAAAAATCACTTAGCGAGTTTAATAACGCAAAACTAAAAGACGGATGCGTTACGTTCGAGATTGCAGTATACCCGGATGGAGGGAACATCTTTGTGTTACACAGAGACAATGCACCTATGGGCCTTACCCGCATTAAGTTTGATGTAAAGCTAGGCCCTGCTAACCCTAAAGAGGAGACAGACTAAATGAGCGATCCTAAATACGAGCCTATCAAAATGGAATTTGTCATTGAACCAAACGGCGACTTGGATATTGCGCTTATCAACTAGCTTGCGCGCCAGGCAGAGCAACACAAATCAGAGGTGCTACTTGCCTGTAATTACATAGTAAGCAAGCTATCTGAACCTAGGGGGAGTAACTAAATACGCCTGCCCTGACATGCTATACTAAAGCCCTAATGTCAGGCTGTTGTATCCCCCAATCTACTCATGATCCCGAGCATTACTGCATGCACCAGTTCAGGCCAGGCTGGTGCCATCTATGCAGGGCTGAGGCTGCTGGGTTATAATATAGCTATTAGCGAAAGCTAGTATTCCGGGCGAGCAAAACCACCGATACACTAGAGCACTTCACCGTTGAGAACACCCAAGGATTATTTGGGAGTTCTCACGTACGGGATTTCCGAGAGGAGAGCTTTAGCCGGTGGTTTTTTGATGCCCTCATACCTCGACAAACAACCACAACCATGATACAATGCACCTAGAAACTGGGAACGCATTCTATCGTGGAACACCGAATCTATAGGGAGGCCTATAACGCTGTTATAGCCTGGCACCTTGTATCCACACGATAGATACAGACTCAGTCTAAGGGAAGCCCTAAACTTCTTCACTCCCAAAAAGTGACCACCAAAGTACACTACAAGTCTCTCGATCATTTGATTTAGAATCACGCAACTTTTGTGGGCTTCCCTATGGATTCTCAGAACATCAGTACAGTACACATAGTCCCCGGGCAACGGCCACCTACGGGGCGTATTCCTCGTGCAAACAGGACTATATATTACTCATGAGTAGTAGCGTTCATTTCGAACCACCGATTGAAGCAACGCTTGACGACCGGCTCAAGCCTATTCTCAATCATATTCGCGATACGGGCATAAAGCGCGAGATGCTAAACGACTATGTAGTGATTGCCCAGATCAAAGCCCAGTTCCATAGATGCGGCTTTAGAGATAGCAAAGCATTCATGAAAGAACTAGAAACCCGCCTCCAAGCCCTAGACCTATCTGCTATTAGACATAATCACGACCATGAAGCAGACGATTGGGTAAAGGAAGTACTGTTGGACACGGTACGGAGGAGTTTGAAGGATGCCTAGCATTGCATGGATAAAGATTCCAAAGAACCGAATCAAAGCGGCAATATGTTTAATCATAGTTTGTGCCGCCCTAATGGTAGTAAACGTAGCACTATACCTATTCAAGGTCATAGATAGCGAGACGCTTATTCTCATCACACTGATACTTTCTTGGATCGCTCCTATATTCCAGGCTGTAGACATACTCGCTACATCTGACGTTAGGAGCAAGCAGTAATGCCAGCAGGTAGGCCCACCCTCTATTCACAAGACCTAGCAGACGCTATTTGTGAACATCTCGCAATGGGTGAATCCATGAGGACTGTATGCAAAGAACCGGATATGCCCGCTATGGCATCGGTCTTTAAGTGGCTTCGTGAACATAAGGAATTTTCAGAGCAGTACGCGAAAGCCAAGGAAGAATCCGCGGATGCAATGGCGGAAGACTTGCTATATATCGCGGATACACCAGTTATGGGTGAGATAAAGACTATCAAGCCAGACGGCACTGTAGAGATCAAGCAAGATGAGATGCTAGGCCACCGTAGGTTGCAAGTAGATGCACGTAAGTGGCTCATGGCTAAGATGAAACCAAAGAAGTATGGCGACAAGATCGACCATACAACTAATGGCAAAGATTTGCCCGTTCCATTACTAGGGGGTAGTAGTGTTTCAGCTGACAACGGCGACGCGCAAGATACTAGCGCTTAGGAAGAACATACGTTTAGTTGCTGGGGGCACATCCGCTTCTAAGACTATAGGTATCCTCCAAGTACTTATAGACATAGCCCAGTCCAGCACGCTAGCAGACTGTCAGGGCCTACCAATAGATGTAGTATCAGAGACTATGCCCCACATGCGCGGCGGTGCAATGGCAGACTTTGAGAACATCATGAAGTCTCACAACTACTGGGATGATGCACGATGGAACAAGACACTGAGTGAATACACGTTCGAGACCGGCATCAAGATGCACTTCTTTAGCGCAGACGCTCCAAGCAAAGTACACGGGCCCCGTAGGTGGATACTGTATATCAACGAGGGTAACAACATCCCCTGGCCTATTGCAGACCACTTGATGGTACGTACCAAGTCTGTAGTATTCGTAGACTGGAACCCGTCCAGTGAGTTTTGGGCATACCACGAGATCATGCAGAACCCAGCGTATGCGGGTAAGTATGACTTCATTACCCTCACGTACAAGGACAATGAAGCCTTAGACCCTGTAGTCGTACAGCGTATTGAAGCGCACCAAAACAATAAGATGTGGTGGCAAGTGTATGGCCTTGGTCAGCTAGGTGAGATCGAGGGCCGCATATACAAAGGCTGGCAGTGGATAGACGAGATCCCACATGAGGCCCGACTCGTTAAGCGTGGCCTCGACTTTGGGTATACTAACGACCCCTCGGGCCTGCTATCCATATACCAACACAATGGCGGCTTTATCTTAGACGAGGAGATGTATCAGTATGGTATGGTCAACGCGGCTATAGCCAACCATATTAAAAGCCTCACAGACTGGCGCATGTTAGTAATCGGGGACTCTAGCGAACCAAAGAGCATAGCAGAGCTGCAGCAACTGGGGATCAACATCATAGGCGCCAAGAAAGGTGCAGATAGCATCAATCAAGGTATTCAGTTTGTACAAGGCCAGCGCATATCAGCTACCAAACGGAGCACTAACCTCAAACGCGAGCATGAACGATATATATGGCTTACAGACCGCCTTACAGGGCAGTTCATTAACAAGGCACCAGATGTGGACAACCATTTATTAGACCCGCTTAGATACGCCCTTGAATCATTTATGCCAACAGAGGAGGAGAATGTGTACCAGCAAACAGGAAACGTAAGTGAGTATTGGAGTTAGGTATGAGAGTATTAGACACCAGAATGGTTTGTAAAGAAGATTGTGGCTTTGATCGTGTAAACAGCTTTAAGCTTCCGCCTGAAATAGTTGGCGACAAGCTAGAGGAGTTTATAGCAAACCAAAAGCGTACATTCCCAAAGCATGAGCATGAGACGGAATATAAATGGCGTATTGAGCAAGTGCGAGATGATGCGTAACCCTAAAGAGTGCCAAGGCCAGTCCTACCACACACCTAGCATGGCGAATCCCCTGCTCTGCAGACGCTGTAACGCACCCATACAAGGCCCTATGCCTGCGTCTATCGACTACAAGCCTGATACCAATGAGGAGAACATACGCCTTGGTGAGATCTAACCTACGAACTATATACGGAACACGCGCTCAATGTACAGAACATGGGCTGGACAAGGTCCTGTGGTTCTACCGTATACCCAATGCTACCCCATCCGCCATGCATGTAGGCCACAAGCGAGAGCTGAGGCAGCGGTTCAAGGACAAATACGACTGTACACACAAGATCAGGTTCACCCGTGTAGTAGAGAAGCAATACATGTGGGACATCAAAGAGAATAAAGCAGTTAAGAGGGAGGGATTCATACAATGACAGCATTTGGTTTCGAGGAAGTCATCCGACCACTGAGCATGACAGAGATCGTGTCACAAAGGGATAAGTATCTGTTCGGGCAGTCCCACGGGTCTGTAGCGAAACATGCGGAATCTAGTAAGCCTATGGATGAGCCTGAGGCGCTTAGAACCGTCATAGAGGCTGTTAAGGCTATCTATGCCGGTAAGAGTGAATATATAGCTGTAGAGCTTTTCACAGACCCTAAGCGGCCCAATACATGCAGCACCATCAATGTGTGTAGTATGAGGCGGGTGAAGTAATGAGTGATGTATTAGATGAGAAGCTAGATCGAGCGTTAGACAAGTTGATAGAAGGCGGCCAATTCGTTGGTTCTAAAGAGTTTCTGATATACATAACCGAGCGGTTCGATCCTGAGCATGATAAAAGCCCAATGCAGGCAAGGAAGAGGCTTGCCCATGCAGCTATCAGGCAAGCTTTTATAGATGCAGGATGGGTACACGTAAGCGCCAGCCAGGAGACACAAGCGGCAATCGCATATACTATGCTTGGTAATCGGGTTATGACAGGGCAGGAGTGGTACGATCGGTTTGACGATGAAGTAACCAAAGAGGTTTTGCTACCGCCTTGGAAGGTTTTTGAAGCCGCTCGCCGAGCTGCTGGATTAAGTAAGGGGGAGTAAATAGATATGAGCAACGACAAGTTATTTCAGTGGTGGATAGAGTATAAGTACCCTGACTTTAAGAAGTATATGGTTGCCTGGACTAGCAACTTCAATAAAAGCCCGGAAGATCATTCAGACGAAAGGGTACGTATAGATCGGGCTATTAGCTATATTGACAGTATCGACTCTGGATTCATAAAGCAGTACTTACTCATTCAGTATCAAATGGGTTTTGTCGAAGCAATAACGGCCAGATACTGGGCTGAGGCTACAGAGGAATAGTATGGACAAGCATATTACCCTGCCCTGCATCTACATAGGTTGTCCAATGGTGTGCACCCTGTCTATCGGCCTTACTATTGGTCGCGAGCAGGCATACCACCATCTGCAAGTACTACTAAACAGAGACCACTCTATGGGGCGGCATGACCAATAAACAAACCATACAGCCCCGCCCTCCTATGAAGTGGCGCAATATTAGTGTGTCTGAGCTGCCATTCTTCAGTGAGATTGACACAATATTTGAGCATCATACGCAACGCAGATGGTACGAACTGTGGAAGCCTAAGTACAGTACTAAATGCGTCGCCCTAGCTAAAGGTAAACTATACGAGATTACATTCGATGACTGACCGACAAACCATACTAACAAGAGCGATAGGGCGAGCTAAATGCTTCCTATTCGGGCATGATTACGTTGATGGACACTGCACAAAATACAGCTGTCTTCGTTGCTACCCGAGGAATAAATAAAGGAGAGATGTATGGATGCAACACAGAGGTTTCTAAATGAAAATCGGCAAATACAGTTGGCTACCCTTGTACTTGCCGGCGTACTAAATGAGTCTCAGCTTGAGGCCATGATTGCGGGCAAGGAGGCAATTCCTGACAACTGGCGCGATATAGTCAAGCAAGTTACAGCCTGGCGCACCAAGTCCTTAGACAAATAACCACTACCCTGATATAATGTAGCTCAATTACTACTGCCACCGAGCAGGTGTGGTTAGGAAAATACCCCCATCGAGGGGATTTTTTCTTTCAGGTACCGATATGGTATAATAGGACCCAGTACAGCTACCGCAAATGAGAGTCTGTCTTAACAGACTCGATGCGGTGGCTTTTAGCTTTCTAGACCCCTCTAATCTAAAAGATTTTGTCCAC